TGAGGCAGAAGAAGGTTGTAATGATGACTTGGCGATTTGCCTTGTAATCTTTTCTTGGTTGGTGGCACAAGAATATTTTAAGGAGATGACGGAAAATGATATTCGTAAGAGAATATATGAAGAGCAAAAAAATCAAATAGATCAGGATATGTCTCCCTTTGGATTTATTAATGATGGATTAGATGATTATGATGTTGCGGTCACCGTTGATAATGCTACAGGGGACAGATGGATGCTTGCCGGACCAGATAATAAGAACGAATCCTTGGAAATCTGGAATCTTGATGAATATGGAGATCGCTCGTATATGTGGGATTATAGATAAGTTTATGGAAACGAAGGAAATTATAAATACTTTTAGATAGTTTTGGATAGACGGAGAATAAAGATGCCCTTAAATTTAGCATCTCCTGGAATTGTAGTAAGAGAAGTTGACTTAACCTCTGGTAGAGTTCAACCATCTTCTGGTAAGGTAGGAGGAATTGTAGCACCTTTTGCAAAGGGTCCTGTCGATGTACCAACTTTAGTAGAGAGTGAAAATGATCTATTAACCATTTTTGGAGAGCCATATCCAACAGATAAGCACTATGAGAGCTGGTTAGTCGCTTCATCTTATCTTGCCTATGGCGGATCATTAAGAGTTGTGAGAGCAGACGACACTAATGCAAAAAATGCCTTTGTTGGGTCTGCAAGCAGCGTAAAGATTAAAAGTTTAGAAAATTATGAAGATCTTGGATATGATGAAAATACGATTACTGGAGTTATAGTTGCGGCAAGAAATCCTGGTTCTTGGGCGAACGGAATCAAGGTTGGAATTATCGACGCTAAAGCAGACCAAATCTTAAGTGGTATTACAACCAGTGCCGAAGTTCCAGTTATTCAAGTTGGATATGGAGTAACAGTATCTCTTGCCGGAAAAGTAGACTCTAGTTCTGGAACTTCAATATCTCTAAATGATTCATACCTAAAGGGAATTATTACTGGAATTTCAACTACAACCGGTTCTAGAGATGTCTCTGTTAAAATTTTAAGTCGTGTATCTGCAGCAGGAACAGAGACTATTGTTGATTATCAACAAGATGGAGTTTACTGTTTCCCAGAAACCGGTTCTATTAACATAATGAGAAGTGGAGATGGGGTTTCTTTAGGATCCACATCATATAATGGTGAAGTTGACTGGTTTAGTCAACAATATGTTACATTAACTAATTCCACCATTCAGTGGAACAATATTGCCCCAGCACCCGGAACATCATCTTATGCAGAGCCAAGAGGATCTCGATTTGATGAGGTTCATGTTGTAATAGTTGATGATTTGGGAAGCGTTACTGGTAATGCCGGAACAATTCTCGAAAGGCATTTGGGTCTTTCTAAGGCAACCGATGCTGAGTTTTCTGCAGGAAGCACCGCTTATTGGAGAAAATATATCGCAGAGGGTTCTTCCATCATTTTTGCCGGGGGAGCACCAACTGGACTAACTACAACAGGTTTTGATGCAGGTCAGTTTGATTTAACAACTGATAATGGATGGGACCAAGATGCCGAAAATGTTATTTTTGGATCTGCCGGATCTAATACCTACACCTTGGGTGGCGGACTGAATTATGATGGTGGAACAAATCTTAGTGCCGATGGTGCTCTTACATCAACTCTAGCAGAACTAAAAGATGGATATGATTTGTTTGAAAATACAGAGGACATTAAAGCGGACTTCCTACTAATGGGTTCTGCCGGTTATGCCAAAGAGACCGCACAGGAACTTGCAAACAAACTTATTTCCGTTGCAGAAATAAGAAAAGATTCAGTTGCCTTTATAACTCCATATAGGGGAGCATTTCTTTCCGATAATCCGGTGGAAGGAGATATTACAATTAAAGCAGCAGAAGATATTACTCAAAATGTAATAAGTTTCTTCTCCCCTATAGCATCTTCTTCTTATGCGGTATTCGATTCTACATATAAGTATGTGTACGATAGGTTCTCAAATACCTATCGTTATATTCCTATGAACGGAGATATCGCAGGACTTTGTGCTCGTACTGATATTAATTTCTTCCCGTGGTATTCCCCCGCAGGAACATCAAGAGGTGCAATTCTAGGTGCGGTAAAACTTGCCTATGCTCCAACAAAATCCCAAAGAGATCGCCTCTATTCAAATAGAATTAATCCAATCATCTTTTCTCCAGGAGCAGGTATTATTCTGTTCGGAGACAAGACCGGACTAGGAAGAACATCAGCATTTGATAGAATTAATGTTCGCAGACTTTTCATCTATCTCGAAGATGCGATTTCTCGTGCCGCCAAGGATGTGCTATTTGAGTTTAACGATGAAATTACAAGAACCAATTTTGTAAATACGATTGAGCCTTTCTTGCGAGACGTTCAAGCAAACCGAGGCATTTTTGATTATGTCGTGATTTGTGATGAAACGAACAACACTGCTGCTGTAATTGATGCAAATGAATTTAAAGCAGATATTTATATTAAACCAGCAAGATCGATTAACTTCATCGGTCTTACCTTTATTGCCACCAAAACTGGTGTTGATTTTGAAGAAGTAATCGGAAACTTTTAAGTAACAGAGGTTAATCAATTATGGCAACCAGAAATCAACTCAATCCGCCCCCACTAAGAAAGATTACTGACTTTAAGAGCAAGTTATCGGGTGGTGGTGCTAGAAGTAATCTTTTCGAAGTGGTTTTATCCTTTCCGGATATTGCACCAGCAGACGTTACTGTTCTCGACAAATCAAGATTTTTAGTCAAATCGGCAGCTCTTCCCTCATCTGCCATAACTCCTTTAGATGTAGCGTTTAGAGGAAGAACATTAAAAGTTGCCGGAGACAGAACTTTTGAGTCCTGGACGGTTACAATTATTAATGATACCGATTTTTCAATTCGTTCCGCATTTGAAAATTGGATGAATAAAATTAATCGTCTCTCTGATAATACTGGTGTTACTAATCCGGCACTTTATCACGCAGACGCATTCGTTTATCAATTAGATCGTGATGGTTCTACATTAAGAGCATATCATTTTTATGATATTTTTCCAACTAATATTAGTGCTATTCAACTCGCATACGAAACTGATTCCATTCAGGAATTTACTGTAGAAATGCAGATTCTCTGGTGGGAAGCGGTTAAAGGTAATTCTTCTTCCGCTGGTGGTGAAGACATCAACTAAATAATAGATAATAACAAGCAAGTTTATTTTATAAAATGGCAAGACTTTTTGGTTTTTCAATTGAGGATGATGACAAAAAATCAAAATCTATAGTATCTCCCGTTCCTCAAAATAATGAGGACGGGAGTGATTATTATATACAGAGTGGATTTTACGGTCAATATGTAGATCTCGAAGGTGTATATAGAACAGAATATGATTTAATAAGAAGATATCGTGAAATGGCACTACACGCAGAATGTGATGGTGCGATTGAAGATGTTGTAAATGAAGCTATTGTGAGTGATTTATATGATTCTCCTGTGGAAATTGAGTTGTCTAACTTAAATGCAAGCGATAAACTTAAGAAAATAATTAGAGAAGAATTTAAATTTATCAAAGAGGTAATGGACTTTGATAAAAAATGTCACGAAATATTTAGAAACTGGTATATTGACGGTAGAATATTTTATCTCAAAGTAATTGATGTAAAGAAACCCGAAGAGGGAATCAAGGAATTGAGATATATTGATCCTATGAAGATCAAGCACGTTCGTCAAGAAAAAAAACCAAACAATAAATCTGGTGTAAATATATCTAATTTCAATTCTCTTACAGGAAACCAAGTTTTATATCCAGAAATTGAAGAGTATTTCATTTATACTTCATCTTCAAATTACCCTTCCGGAACACTAAGTTCTTCCGCTAAAAATTCAGTAAAAATTGCCAAAGATTCTATTACATATTGCACTTCAGGATTAGTTGATAGAACTAAAGGAACTGTTCTTTCGTATCTTCATAAGGCAATCAAACCCCTCAATCAATTGAGAATGATTGAGGATTCTTTGGTAATTTACAGAATGTCAAGGGCGCCAGAAAGAAGAATTTTTTATATTGATGTAGGAAATCTTCCAAAGGTAAAAGCGGAGCAATATCTCAAAGAGGTTATGTCTCGTTACAGAAATAAACTTGTATATGATGCCTCTACTGGAGAAGTTAGAGATGACCGCAAGTTTATGAGTATGCTGGAAGATTTTTGGTTACCTAGACGAGAAGGGGGCAGAGGTACTGAGATTACAACTCTTCCCGGAGGTCAAAATCTAGGAGAACTATCCGATATTGAATATTTTCAGAAAAAACTCTATAGATCATTAGGAGTTCCCGAATCAAGAATTGCCGGTCGGGTGACGGATTTAATCTTGGTCGATCTTCAGAAATCTTAAGAGATGAACTTAAGTTCTCAAAGTTTGTTGGTAGATTAAGAAAGCGTTTTGCCAATCTTTTTAATGATATGCTTCGTACTCAACTAATTCTTAAAAATATCGTTACTCCGGAAGATTGGAATAAAATGAACGATCATATTCAATATGATTTCTTATATGACAATCATTTCTCTGAGCTAAAAGAAAGTGAGTTACTCACAAACCGACTCTCCACAGTCACGAGTATGGAAGCATATATTGGAAAATACTTCTCTACTGAATATGTCAGGAAAAAAATTCTTCGGCAGACTGATGAAGAAATTATTGAAATTGACGAACAAATTGATGATGAGATTCAAAAGGGTATTCTGCCCAATCCAAATGCTCCGGTAGATGAGGCAGGAAGTCCAATTGAAGAACCGGGAATGGAAGGTCAAGTTCCCACAGAAGAAGTTCCCACAGAAGAAGTTCCCACAGAAGAAGTTCCTCCAAAAGAACCTAAAGGCGGCAAGATATAAATAAATATATATTTGTAAATTATTTTTATGGAAGAACTTGTCGATTTGATTGCAACTCAACAATCTGCATCTGAAATAT